ACGCTGCAATCTGATCAGGAGGAACACCCTGTTGATGCATCTGCATCACTTTTTGTTTCACCTCAGGAGGCAGATTTGCCAACTCAGGCGGGATACCGGAGGCTCCGCCTCCCTCAGTAGCTGCACTCGGCTGATTCTGTCCCGGCTGTGGCGGAGTGGGTGCGCCAGTCGAATTGCCACGAGCCAAGTTCGCAACCATCTCTTGCTCCATCAAGTCCCAATCCTCAGGCTTGATGACAACCTCAGTGAAGGCTTGTTCGAGGACTCTCAGAGCCACTTTCATCGACGTCATCGGGGCGGCCGAAGCGAATTGGCCTATAGCCTGAGCCACTTGGATAGCTTCTTTCTTTTTGAACACGGAGTTCGGTTTCTCGCTCGTACCGGGAACAATATCCAAAGCAAATTTCGTATTGTATTGGTCGCGAGTCATGTTGACCCAAGGTTCAGCGAGCTTACTTCCCACAAGCGTCGTAACCTCGTCTTTACTCATATTCTGAACGCACTGCTCTAAGAGAGCTTTGCATAGATCAGCCAGAACGTCCTCGACGACTTCGATTTTCGCTCCCACACTCATCCGAGCGGCATCTTGATATGATTGTACCGAAGCTTCGTTTGTGTTCGTTTTGAATTGAACACCACGAATAGCATCTGAAGTATTCGATATCCGATTAATCGAATTGATCGTCGGTTCCTTGTTGAATAGTGCCTCATAGTTGAGTGAGGGAGGAACCAATGCTTCAAATACGTCACCGATCTTAGAACCTTCTGGAACCTTAACGCCAATGACAGATTGCTCATCGACAAACCCCCTCTTTACTGCTTGCATGAGGATTTCAGCATCGGCAGGTGAAAGCTTATGCGAGTTGTAAAAGAAGAAATTGAATATCGAATTTCTGATCCTCGCAACCTGACGATTGATCTGATTGATCTCGTCTTGCTGGTCTAAGTAGTAGGATACTTCACCGACGGTAGTAGTCTGTCCAGTAGACAGCCCGAATCCAAGAATGAAGTAAGGAAAAAATCTCGTTGTTTTAGTATAATCGTCCCATATCCAAAGCGGATATGTCCAATCATCAGCCGCGAACAAGGAGGTACGTCGTGTAGACTTGTCCCAAAATAGCCAACACTCAGTATAATACAAAGACCGATATCCAGAGACTTCCTCATTCTCTTGAAGCGAAGTCTCTCCACTAAGAGATTCGAGGACAAGGCCAAATGCATCGTCCTTCTGAGACTGTGACCCCGCGGTGAACGTCGCCTTATGCGTCGGCTTGAACACGTAATACCAACAGTCACCATCTTCCTCCTTGCGAGTGAACTTGTGCTTGAGAAATGCTGTGGGAAAATAGCATCTCTCAGCCATCCAATTGGCATCGGTCCCATCTGGCATCTCTGCCACAGGATCGACGACCAAATTCTTTGCCATAATGTTTCGTAGCTTCGGTCCTCCCGGCTCGAACACACTAGCAACTGACTCGATTGCGGCGAGCTTTCCGTAAGCACTTTCCAAAGCTCTTTGGCTCTTGGCTTTCTCGATCTCTTGTGTGACGTCCATCAATTCTTTCAGCACAGAATCAACAGAATCAGTCTTGAGAACATAATCAAGCTTGAGCACGCCGAAATTGGTCATCAGAGCGATGCCAACTGCTTTCTTAACCTTCGGCTTGCAATTGAGGAGGTTCTTGCCTTTGAGCAAAGCATTCAAGAGAGAACGAGCGCACTCCGCGAACTTCTCATCCTCTTTATCTGTCGTATTCACAGCAATGTCAGGATCGCGACCATAAACAGCAGGAAGCATAACGTTAACATTAGAATAGACGACGTTCTCTGTGACGTCACCACGATGGAAAACGCCCTTGCTGCTGTCCGAAACTTTGACTTGATGGTTGTTGTAATAGGCAAAGCACTGCTCCCAAGCGTCATGAATTAATTCATTCGCCTTTAGCGCGCTGTCAACCATCGTGCGGCAGAGAGCCCCGAAAGCCTTAGACACAGGAATTTTCGAGTCGGGAAAGACCTGATAAACAGGCGGCTCTTTCTTGTTGACCTTATCCTGAGGCTTTTTGCCATCGATGAAATCGTTCACATCGAACAGGTCGCCTTGGGGATCGTCGTTGTCGCCCATGTCATAGTCTTGATTGTCAGCCATAAGTTTTCCCCGCCGTGTGAGTCACACGAAAACTCAGAAGTTCGCTTCAAGTCCAAACAAGTCTCGACAAATCTGTTCGCGGATTGTGTTCTTCACGATTATTGAGTCGAAGGGATTAATAATATTGTAAGCATAATCGTGAATGCAATTAGCAAGGCCAACTTGGTTGTTAACGAGCGTCTCGTAAATCGGCTGTTGATTTTCATCGGCAGTGGTCACAAGATCGCGGTTCAGGTCAATGTTCGGAGCCTGTTCGACAAACGATTCGTACAAACTTGTCATGCTCGGATTATAATATTTGATCACGTTCAACGACGAAATGATGTCATCAACAGTCATATTACCTACCCCCGTCGCAACGCATAATCTGAACAATCGTCTTGGCAATCGCCCGACACTGTATCCTCGCATTCTGTGCGTCGATCTCAGCCTGCGTGTATACGGCCGGTTCTCTCGCGTTGACCCAACAGCCACCTAGCGGTAGGATCAACAAAATGATCAGGATTCTCCTCATCTCAGTGAATCCCTGTTACGCGCCCCAACCCACCAACGAGTTCGCTCGCAATCCACAGCGCAACAGAGAGCGGCAACAAATTCCACCCGCCTACACTTGCCATCCTCACCGCTACACATGCGATCACAAATGCGAACACCAACAGGATCAGACCAATATTCGCCATAACTTCCTCCTATTTTTTAGTTACTGCGTCTACGATTCGGTCTATTCTTTCTTTGTTTGCCTTTGCTTGGCTTTCCAGCGACGTTAGGCGAGACTCTTGCTTTTCGTCTTGGAGACTTCCCCTTGTCTCCAGTGTACTCACCCTTGACTCTAGCCTTACCGAATATGCTATCAGACTGCCCAGTATCCCCAAAAATGCCACCAGTTGTCCTAGAAGAAAAAAGACCAGTGTGTGATTTTCTCGATACCATGATCTGACTCGTTCAATCATGTGTGATTCACACTAAAATCGGGCGCGACGTGAATTTCTTCCGTCGTCATCCATTTCGTACCAGAACATATACTTGGGAACCTGCTTGCTTCGCGGAATCTCTATTTCTGCGGGCTCAGGCTGGTGGGAGAGCATATACTTAACAGCATCCATCGCATGATCGTCGCGGTCGATGGGTCGATCAATGTGTTCGCCCGTCGAAGTACGGTCCCAGTAATAGTTTGTAATCTCGTCGGTGATAAAGTCCAGATCATCGACAAAATACAGAAGCGGTGCCGGAGACTTTCCAGTGACGATATGCTCATGGGTTGGTTGTTCTGCGAGGTAAGCTGCAACCTTCGCAACTCCTGTGATGATATCATTCGTAGCCGGTCTGCATTCCATTCCCGCAGTCGCCAGAAGTTGTGCAATAGGAGTGCCGGTATCGACGTGCTTTTCAATAACCTTTTGCTTAAAGATTGACGGATCGGCTCTGATCGACTCTTCCACGTTGATAAGATGAGCGTATTTTGCCCTAATCTTTCGAACGAGATCGGGCTGTTTGGTGTAATGAAGGTTTCTCTCATAGAAGCCATCCAATACAATAACTCTTCCCCAGTCATCCACGAATCCAAAAAGATAACACGAAGGAGAGGATATTCCGAAGTCGTATCCCTCAATTGCTTGGACACGGTAATGCTCCCTCTGCAATCTCCACAAATGATCCATCGCTTGCTGGCGAGTGAGTAGATTCTTCTCCTCCTCATAATCCTGATAGACCAGACCTTCATACGCTGCCCACTTACCCTCAAGGAAACGAGCGCGCATCTGGCCTCGATACGAAGCCTCTAGAGTACGAATAAAATCGTCTGTGAGATTTTCTTTGTTCGTGTAAGTCGAACCTTCGATCAAATCAATGATCGGAACGCCGGTCATCGGATTGCAAAGCAGTTGATCCATCTTGCGACCGGATCGCTTGTAAACCTGCAACGGCTTGATCAACTCTCTGTAAACCCAATTCGACGTGGGATTGCTCGTTAACATTAGCCATCTCGGTCCCGAATCCGGCATGGATTCGTCCTCGCGTCCTTCTGGGCGGTAAGGTGTTTGTCCACGGAGACGTCCCATAAGATCAAGAAGGTCTTTATGTACGATTTCAGGATCTTCAATTTGATCGATGCCGATCCAATCATACGTCGCTGAGAGCAAATTCGATGTGGTTGAGCCATCAACATTTTGCTTACCCCTCTGTGAGATGTAGCGAAAATTGATGATCGTCCCATTCTTGAGGTAACAGGTGTTATCGTCCTGTGTTGGCATCTTCTTGATCCAATCAGGAGGACACCACAAGAAGAAAACCTTCCTCAGTGTGTCATTCAGCTTCGGGTAAGTTGAACGGCCAAGGAGCCCGTTTGAACCCGGATATTCGACACACAGCTTGAGAGCTTTGATAACCAAGGCGGTGGTCTTGCCGTTCGCAAAACCACCACCAAAGAATTGAATCTTGTTGCGGGACTGATCGAAGTCCCACTGGATCGTGCCTTTTCTTAATTTGTAATTGTTCTGGGTCATTCGTGTGATTCACACTATTCCATGTGCCAGCCGTACACGAACGGTGCCCACTGAGGAGCAGCAGGATTGCCAAGAGCAACAATACACTGCTTCGCGGTGGAATCATACACAATCTCACCAGCGTATCTTGCGCTGGTGGGTGGTCCAGCATTTGACCTATTCGGCGTCGAGAATGGAGGGTCCATTGGCTCCGTTGGGCGTGCTAAATTCGGTACTATCGCCATTATCGCCTCCTATTGTTGAATCGATCTCGATATTAACGTTCTTCCCTGCCCCGAATTCGTCCAGTACCTGTATACGCAGAACGTTCTTGAGAGAAATCTGTTTCTCCGCGACCGCTTTGGGATTGAATCCACCACGGTCCATAAGGTCAATCGATGCTCGTAGACGGTTTCCCTCAACTTTACCGTTAGCTGATACGTGTGCGATGGTATCGAGCGCTCCGTGCGCATAAGCGGCAATGCGATGAGTAACGTTTTCACTTTCTGCTGAGATGATTTCGGAGCCCAGAAGTTCCAGATATTCCGAATAAGCAGCATGAGCCCTAATTTCCTCAATCTCGGGAACTGAACATTTAAGTGCATGGGCTATCTCTCTGTCACCTACGCCAAAGAACGTGTAGAGCATGACCGCGCCACAAGCATTCAAGACATTCGGCTGTGCTGGCAATTCGTTGAGGTTTCGACGTCTCTTCCCCTTGAACGTAACGGGGTTGATCTTGGTTTCGTTCTTGATTCTTGGGAAGTAATCTTCCGGGTATTCGGGCGCAATAAGAGACCCATCCGGGGCGACGAACGGGTCTCCTACGCGAGCGAGAATAGGCACAGGGGGGGATGGCTTGGCCTTTTCCCGCTTGACCCTTGGTTTGTAGACCTTGGGCATGGGAAAGCCTATGCGCTCGAAGCCTCTTGGGCCTGTTTGCGAGCCTCTTTGGCGGCTTCCATCTCTGCGACGATCTTGGCAAAGCCCTCATCGCGCTTGGCTTGATTGTTCGCGGCGGTCTCTTCGGCTTGGGCCTTCACCTTTGCGTCGAACTCCTCTTGACTCTCACCTTCGGCCATTTCCGGTGGCGGGGGTGCCGGCTCGTCGAACTGTGTGAGAACAGCTTCGGGCTTGTTCGAGGATAAACCCTCTTGGAACAGCACCGTTGCCGTCCTCATGACGAAATCCTGATCCGTTTCGTCCTCGATCCTCGGCAAATATCCCTCCGAGTCGAACTGATACTGGGCCTTCTGAACTGCTTGCTTCATTTTCAACTCCTTGTGTGACTCACACGACGGGAAAAGAATCAACTCAATAGGAATCACTTCCTATTACCGCGTTCCGAGAGGATTCCGATCCCCGTTGTAGATCGGATTCGGGGTGGAATTGGGCGCCATTGTAAACGCCTGACGAATGTCAGTCACGTCCGCAGCGGTCGTATTGCGATTGACCATATAG